GTGGCGCCGTCGGTCAGATCCTGCCAGATCGTGCTGCCAGTGATGTCCATGTATGTGCCAACGACATCAGGCGAGATCTCATCATCCACCGTCACGATGCCCATCTTCCAGATCTCGTAGGCGAATGGCCCGCTGACCATATGCCAGTAGCCGCTGGAGTCGTCAGCGGCGTGCACATAGGTGTCGTCAGCTGTCCCGCTCGTCGCGAACATGTAGATTCGTGGCTCGAAGTCGCCGTTAACGTTGACGGCGCACAAGTCGTTCGTCGACATGCCGGTGAGCGCCTTCATTGTCGTCTCGTCGTCGACCGTGCGCATCTTCACGACGCCATTGGTCACGGCGAGTCCGTAGAGGTACTCGGAGCGGTCCGCGTTGTCCTGCAGGCCAGCTTCGACGCTCGCGGCGTCCCTTGCATCACCATCGATCGGGCACGTGACAGTCGACCGCCAGGTTGCCGCAGGGGTCAATTCCTTGCTCATGATTCACCTACAGTGATGTGGACGACCGAGCCGCCCCAGGTTCCAGAGCCGCCCCACACGCCGGGCATGCCCCACACGTCCCCCCAGCTACCGGACGACGTGATAACGAGAATCGCGGGGCACGTAGCGTGCGCACCCTTCCACTTCCGAATGACGCGCTTCCAGCGCTCGACCTCAGCTGCTGTCGGACTGCTGCCGAACCCCCACGCCCCACCGTCGCCCCAGGTGCCACCCGAGCCCCAGGTGCCGTCTGAACTGAAGCCTTCAGCGTAGCCGTCGATGACCACCCAGAAGCGCGCCCAGTGCGCGGGATCGTCGTCGCCGTCGGGACAGTCCGTCCAGTCCGCGGCGTTCATGATCCAGACGTGGCCGGTCTCAGGCCAGGTCGAGAGCCACGACCACCAGGGCGTCCCGAGCCAGTCCGACACGGTCAAACCGCATGTGACGAGGCCGTTGTAGACGCCGATCGATGTCCCGGACCATTGCCAGGTCTCCCACGCTCCCCAGAGCCGCAGGCGGTAGTCAGCGTCCGATTCGCCAGGAGCTTTCTCGATGCCCCGCTCGTCCCCAATGTACGGTAGGGCACCAGATGGCGCGATGTCCGGGTACCTGGACTTGGTCCCGTCTTTTGCGTGGGTAACGAGAGCATCCTGCTTGCCACCCAGCGCATTGATCCAGCGCTGGCCCCAAAGCCCCTTCAACCACGCAGGAGTGACCAGCCCAAGGTATTGGGTCAGCGTGATCTTGGTTGCCATTGGATGTCAGATGGAGGAGATGGTCACGTTGCCGGAAATGGTGCCGCGCTTCGGCACCTCGTTGGACGCAAGCACGGTGTCGCCCGTCGGCGCCGTCAGCACGGCGTTGCGCACCTCGTCGGAGTCGTACTGCACGGCGTCCACGACCTGGGTCAGGTAGACGGTGTCGCCGATGTCGAGGTTGCCGAGGTACGTGTCCAGAGCATCTTCGATCGACGCCACAGCGGTCGAGGCGTACGCTGCCAGAACGTAGGCGGTGCCCACCGGGGTGATGGTCACCTCCACGGCGTTGTTCACGATGACGGTGACGCACTCGGGCTTGATCGACTGCATGTACGCGTCGACCGCGGCGAGGGTGATCGAATCGACCGCCCCCGACGGGCCCGCTAGCGTGAGCGTGATTGTGCCCGTGCCCGATGCTGACGTGTCGACCCGCACGCGTGTCACGTTCGAGCCGTAGGTCGGAGTGTTCTTGCAGTAGTAGCGGTACCAGTCCGAGTTGGCGCCGTAGCCCAGCGTCGACCACTTGTCACGACACCGTGCGCGCAGCAGGGTGTCCGACTCCTCGTTCGTTCCGGTCGACGCGATGCAATCCGAGCGGGGGTTGAACGATGTGCAGCCGCTGTTCCACTCGTAGGTGTGGTCGGTGGTGTAGGAGCCCGCCGCGAAGGTCGCTGTGACGCCGAGGCCGCCGGGGAACGTGTAGACGCCGCCGGCCGGGAGGGTGACGCCTGTGGTGTAGGTCGTCCCGCCGTCCTTCGACCACTTGAACACGCCCACGCCGAGCGCGCCCGCCGTCGTGATCTCGACGACGAACTCGTAGGCTGCGGCAGGAGTGCCCGACACGGTGAGCCCTGGGGGGCTTCCTCCCGTCGTTCGGACCTCGGTGTGTGTCGCGTAGCCCGTCCCAGGAAGAGGCGTCAGGAGGGTGACCAGTTCGTCTGTGCCGATGTTGTAGGTCGACCCCGCCGTGTCTGCGGAGACAGTGAAGTCCTCGACGTCATCGAGGGCGATGGTGAACGCCTCGTCGTTCGTGAAGATCTTCCCCGAAGCCGTCGCGAACCGGAGTTGTCCCGCCGTGATGTTGAACGGCCCGGCGCTCGCGGTGTCGGCGATCGAACAGTGCAGCTGGGTGGTCGATTCCTCGTACCGCTCCACCTGGTACATCGACTTGGCGAGCATCGTGAGCCACGTGCCCGTGGCGAGCTCGACGAAGCCGCCCTTGGCAACCGACTCGAGCAGCGAGGAAAACGTCGCGTGGGTGCCCGCCATCGCCGTCAACAGGCGAATCGGCACAGACGTCGAGTGCCACGACATCGCCGGGAACCCGACAGACTGCAGGACAGCGATGTACTCCGCCAGCACCTCGTCGCGCGTCTTGCTCGTGATGAGGCTTGAGAACAGGCTCGAAACGGTGCTCATGCGGCCCTCAGAATCGTCACACTCACGTTGTCAACGGCCAGGACGAGGGCGAAGCTGCCGAACATGGTCTCGATGTACACTTCAACCTCCATCGTCCGCGTCTTGGGGAAGTACTTGAGTTGCGCGGTCGCCATGTACACGCGCGGGTCCTTCATGCACTCGCGCTCGACACCGGTCTTGATCGAGAACGCCTTGGCTGGGACCCACTTGGCGTTGCAGAACCGGCGCAGGTCGTAGCCTGCGTCAGGATCGTCCGGCAGAGCGCCATGGTGCATCGACAGCCGCCTGGCACACGCCTGTGCGACCACGACGCGGCCATCGATCTCCGTGAAAGTCGGATCGAGGTCGGGTTCGGTCTGACTCGGCCCCTGCCACGTTGTGATGTCCGTGCCAAAGTCCGTCGACAAGCCAGCCCCCGCGACAACGCTGGGCACATCGATGGAGATGGTCGTTCCGACCGGCGACGGCGGAGTCGACAGAGGCCAGGTGTAGGTGGGCACTTAGGTCGCCTCGTTGCCGCCAGTGTCGATGGCTCGCACGTCTACTGTGGGGGAGGACTGCCACCCTCGGGTCCGATTGATGGCGTAGCGGTGACCGTTCGTGATGACCGTTCTGGTCGAGTTCTCGAACGGGAACATGAACGCAGACCCGTCCCAGATCACCTCGGTCGCTCGGTCGATGCTGCTTGAGGCGTACTTCGCCATCAGAATCACCTCGAGCAGCGAAGTCTCGTCTGTGACGTCGATCGTGAGTGTGTCGTCGTAGTCGATGGTCGACCCTGCTGCGGGCGACACAACCGTGACCACAGGGGCTGTGGTGTCTGTGGCACCCGCCCACGGCATCTCCTCGACGACGTAGACGGTCCCGGAGTCCGTGGCCACGCCGTCATCGTCGAGAATCGAAAAGATGAATGTGTCGGAACCATCCAGCGCCACGCCAGCACCGAGATGGAAGTTCCCTTGTTTGATATCAGGGTAGATCGTGTGCGCGGTGTGCGCTGCGCTCCAGCTCGCGCCACGGGTCCAGTAGTGGATGGCGCCGGCGCCGGTGGTCAGTTCGTACGAACGAACCGACCCACAGATTACGGTGCTTCCGTCATCGGTGAGCACCAAACGCTTCTGTCCATCAGTGTCCCACGCCGTGCCGGTCTGGCAGAACCCGATACGGGCACCTACATTGCTGGCAACCGTGGTCGACTGAGTCAGAAGGGTCGACTCAGTCCATGTTCCAAGCGATTGTTCGAAAACGTAGATCGCGCCGGACGACGCAACAGGGTCATCGTACCCATAGGCCCCCACAGCGATGACCGTCCCGTCCGCGCTGATGCCAACAGACAACCCGAAGTAGTCCTGATATGCCGGGCCGTCTGTGACCGCCTTGAGCTTCTGGACTTCGACCCAACTGTCCGTTGGGACGTCGAATTCGTAGACATAGGCGGCGCCGGAATCCGTCGCTCCATCGTCATCGTCGTGAGCCCCGGCCACGAAGCGCATCGCCGATTCCGACACGGCGACAGAACAGCCGAACTGGTCATTCGAACCGACCGTCGCAGGAGCTGGAACCGTCTTCTCTACCCAAGCGGAGCCAGACCAATGGAACGCGAAGACCTTCCCTGTCTGCCCAGATAGGGCCGACGGCATCCCCACGATGACGACGTCCCCGTCCATGTGGAGGCGCGAACCGTAGGTTCCACCAATGCCAGCTATCGAGGTGCCTGGGACGAGCTCCGATTCGAATACCCACGTGCCACCGGACAAGGTGTAGGTGTAGACGCTGCCCGCGCCGGCAGCGATTGAGTCGCTCTTGAGCCAGCCCACCGCAAGCTTGTCGCCGCTCAGGGCGACCTGGCAGCCGAATTCGTCGCCGGCCACCGTGCCTTCGATGATCTGGGTCTGCGACCACGTGCCGCCGCTCTTCTGGAAGATGAACACCCGCCCAGCTGCTGAGCCAGCGGCAGGGTCTGCCAACGGCGCACCAATCGCGAGCCAGTCGCCATCGATCGCCAAACACGCGCCAAATTTGTCGTCGCTCGCGCCGACACTGGCGCTGAGTTGCTGGACGATTTCGGCCTTGTTGGCGTAGATGATCTCGGTCATCGGATCGGGAGAGTCTTCTCAGTTGGGGCGGGGGCAGCGGTGGGGGATCCCGCCGCTGTGGAGGTCTGGAGGCCTGCGGTGGTGATGGAGATCACGGCTTCAGCGTTGGCGGTGATCTCGGCGACGATGGCGGTGGCGAGGTCGTCGCAGAAGTCGGTCAACTCCGCGCCATCCGATGCCCACGAACGAGCCACTAGCGCTGCTCGGATGGCCGCAGAAAGCCTACTTGCGTTCAGTGCCACTGCTACCCCACGGTGACTTTCGTTGATCCGCCAGTGATGGCCCCGGTGAATGGGCCTGCCTGCACAGCGTCAGTCTGGCGTGCAGAAGCAAGTCGCGGAGTCGGCCCAAGCTTCAGCGTCCCGGTCACGTTGATGGTCACGTTCGTCCCGTCGCCGTCAAGCCAGTGTCGTACGATGGGCTGATTTCGTTTGCCGTCAAGGAACCCAACACCAACTCGCGTTCCCTTGGGGATGTCGGCGGTGATGCCTGGAAGCCCGTAGGCGATCTCGAGGTGCTGGAAGCCTTCGCCGAAGCGATCGTCGTCCATCTTGACCTCGAGCAGCCCATCAGACGTCTGCTTGACCACGGTCCCGCCGTAGAGAGCGTGCGTGTCGAGCTTCGCAATGCGGGCGTTGACCACACGCAGGATGCTGTCGAGCATGCTCATTTGTCGTTCGCCTTGCCGGGTTCAGCATGTCGATGAACAGCTGGACTGCTACCGCCTCACCAAGAGCAACCGCTTGGTCATGGAGCTTCATGCCGCGAACCTGACCTCAGTGCGAAGGATGCCTTCGCTCAGGGTGTGGGTGACTTCCTCCACATGCCTGTCGAGGAACGTCTCGCCGGGGAGCACGGAGGGGATCTCAGCCGCAATCTCCACCAGCCCGTCCTCGCGCTCATCGCGCATGATCTGGTAGTCGGTAAGGGGCGACGTCGACCAGTCCTCGGAGCCGATCCAGATCTCGCCGTTGGGCAGAACACGCCAGGAGAACCCGAAGTGGTCAGCTAGCACCTCAAGCTCGTCTCGTACCGTGCCCTTGGCGCGGGCCCAGTGCTTGGGCGCCGTGGCGAGCATGGTTGAGTCCGATAGGGAGGAGAGTGTCTCGCCCCCCGCCGCCAGCAGATCGGCCACGACGACCCGAATCGGGGCGAGGTAGTAGGTCTTGCCGCCGACTGATTCGTCCAGTCCGTTCGACCCACCAACGACCTTCAGCTTCGCTCTGCCGAGGTGTTCCCCGGTGCGGGGCGCCGTGCCCACGAACGAGAGAGAGTCGCCGATGGTGAGCGTGACGGAGGAGGCTAGGGCCTCGGTTGCGTCCGCTTGGAAGTAGCCCCTCCACGCGCCATGGAGCCCAAGCGTGAGCGTCATCTCGACAACTTGGGCGTTGTTGGCTTTGACGTGCATGGGTCAGGGATCGGTATCCATCTCGTAGTCGTCGTCACCACTCCAGCCATCACCGGCCAGCTTCGCGGTCCCGTCGGCTTCGCCCTCTTCCACGAGGTCGTTCTGGCTCGTGGCTCTCTTGGCCTCGCGCGCCCCGTCCACGCTCTCGTCCGTCGTGCTCGACTTGCTGGACTTCGCCGCCTTCGGCGGAGGACGCCACTCGGACGCTCGAATGCTCACCGTGACATATTGACGCCTGGGGCCGAACTTCGGCACACGCACGGCCTCGATGTATACGCGGTTGACGCCAAACAAGGCCAAGGTTGGGTAGTCGACCGAAACCGCGACCTTCTTCCCGCTGCCCTTGGGGTTGATGTACGGCACGATCGACTGGAACTTGGTCCAGTCCTCTCGCGTCGTAATCTTCACCTGGATCTCGATCGGCGTCTGGTCCTCGCCGTCGTCGGTGATGGTGGCGCCGTCGATGCCCTTCGGGTTCTTCTTGTCGAGCTTGCGGCGGAGTTCCGCGTCCACGTCGCAGACGCCGGGGAGCTCCACGCCCGCGATGACCACGCGGTCCCAGCTGCGCGGCTCGTCACGCCAGAACGGAATTCCGGCCGTGACAATGACCTCGGTTGTTGGCTCGCCACCGCCGCCGCCGGTGTCTGTCGTATCACCAGGCCACGCCCCAAACGTGTCTTCAGTGCCGGGGGGGACAGGCATCAGAGCTCATCCATGGCCCGCCGGACTTGGGTCCGCACGAGCTGCGCGATCTCTTCGGGGAACATCCCGCCGGAGACGCTGATGGAAACGCTGTTGTGGTTCGTCGTGCCTTCATCGCCGCCAGCGGTGGCCGACGCGACTGGCGAGGAGGTGGAGGAGGTGACCGCCGGCAGCAGACGCCCCTCAGGCGCTCCCGCCAGGTTCATGCCCCAGGGGTTCGCTGCAGAGCCGCCAAATGGCTGCAATGTCTCGCCCCCCATCTCGCCTCGAAGCGACTTCAGCGCACCTGCCACTGTGTCGATCGCGGCAGCCATCGCGTGGAAGGCAGATGCCGCAATCAGCGCCGGAGTAGCGATTCCCCAGAGAGCACCTGCGATCACCGCGAAGACCACACGCAGGCCAAGCATGGCCGTTTCGTTCTCCGACAACTTCAGCAGGGCCCCAGACACCCCGGCGACAGCATTGGCGATGGAGGCCACGTCCCTTCCGAACGTTCGCGCCTCTTCCCCCATCTTCTCGAGGTCCAGGTTGCCCATCGCATCTCGGAGGGAATCCGTTCCGTCGCGATTCTCCATCAGCCCTTCGAAGAATCCCTCGAAGAACGCGCGGCCAACACCAACAACCTCTTTCAGGGCGTTTCCCATGGCGTTGATGGTGTCGACGACTTCCTTACCCGTGCCGGTGAGCGTCTCGCCGTCCTTCTCGAAGAACGCGCCGCCCAGGTCTCCAACGATCGACTTGATCGAGTCGTAGAAGCCCATGATTCCGCCAGCAAACTTGCCCTCGCCCTTCGGGTCCAGTGCCTTGTCGATGAGCTCGGCGGGCTTCGACACCAACGTTGACCACAGGCCAGTCAGGGTCTTGGACAAGGCTTGCATCGTGCCGCCGAAGTCTTCCTCCATCGCCTTGACGATCGCTTCAATAGCAACGTCCCCAGACACCTTGCCCGCGCTCATTGCCTTCTTGGCCTCCTCCACTGTGGAGCCCATGACCTCGGCGATCTTCTTCGCGACCGTGTCGCGGGACAGGCCGGCGCCGAGCACCTGGTTGAGGTCCTGGCCCATCAGCTTGCCAGCGGAACGAATCTGCCCCATGGCGTACACGAGCCGGGTCATCGCCGTCGGATCGTCGGGGTTGGCCGCCGCAAGGTCGCCCACTGCGGTGAACACGCGCTTGAGCTCCTCTGGTTTGAACCCCTTGGCGATGAGCCCCTTGTAGCCTTGAACGACCTCCTGGGTGTTGAAGGGCGTCACGGCCGCGAACTTCACGGCCTCCTTGTACAGCTTGTTCGCTGCCTCCTTGGACTTCAGGAGCACCGACAGGGTGGTGAGTGTGTTTTCACGGAATTGCCCTGTCTGGATGGCGAAGCGGCCGAAAGACACCGCCCCTTCGACACCCATCCTGGCGAGCGCAGCCCCCAGGTCGAGCACCTTGGAGATGACCGACCCGACGGCCAGCACGGCGCCCGCGGCCCCCATTGAGAACAGCCCGAAGGAGCCAAGGACGGAGGAGCCAAGGCCTGCAGGTCCGGCAGTCTTCGCGAGAGCACTGGTCCGCAGGTTGGTGCGCTGAAGCTCGGAGCCGAACGCGCGCAGCTTCCCCGCATTCAGCTTCTTGCCCTGCATGTCGAGAGCGCGCAGCTTGCCGGTGACCTTGTCGAGGGCACCAGCCATGCGCTGGAGTTCCGCCTCGCCATCAGGTTCGACATCGACAGGGACTTTGATCGCTTCAGCCATGACTGGTCACCACTGGAAGATTCCGAGTCCCTTTCCGATCTGGTGCAGAGTTTCAGCAATCACGCGTTGATGGAGGATTCCCTCGACTCGCAGGGCCCATCCCGCGTCTGCCTCAATGGACTCCTCGCCCCGCTCTGCCGCCTTCAGACACTTCACGCCGTAGTCGATGTCGTGTCGGGCTCGGTCGAAGGCGGTTCGGGTTTTTTTGCGAGGGCTTCCTCGTTGCCTTCCGCGACCTCGGTGATCTGGATGGCGATATGCGACGCCAGTCCAGGCTTGGCGTCGAGCAGGCTTGTCAGAACATCACGCTTGGGCCACAGGACGCAGCGCAGGACGTACTTGCGAGCCGCATTGCGCCGCGCCGTCGGATTCGACCGCTCGGACTGCAGCACGTCCATACACTGGTTGTACTCGGACGTGTTGGGGCAGCGAAACAGCATCTCGCCTTGCCCCGTCTGCGCCGTGTACAGCTCCGTCGGCTTGTTCTTGGCCGCCAGTTGGTCCTGCAGGTCTTCGAACTCTTCGGGCGTGATTTCTGCGAACTTTTGCTCAGACACGACTCTACTCCTTTACGACTTTCAACAACACAACGACCGCGACGTAGGCAGTCAGTACAGCGGGTCAGCCACGCAATCGAGGCCATCGAGTTTGATGTTCGTGACATCGAGCTCCCAGGTCTCAGTCAGCGCGGACGTGTCGTTCTGGTGCGACTGGTCCGGGCCGCTGACGGCGCACCCGATGATTTCATCGGTGGTCATGTCGAGCCCGTTGTGCTCGTAGTTGACCACGATGTCGAAGCGGTAGTCCATCCAGCTGGAGTTGGCCCCTGCCGCCGCGGCGAACTTCTGCCGAAGCGCGGATGCAGTGGCCTTGACCAGCGTGATGGACGCGCTGTGAGTGAGTTGCCCGTCGGTCGTCGCGATGGCCTGGGCGTGGGTGCCGAAGACCTTCTCCCTCGACGTCCGGTCGGGCTTGTAGTTGACCGATGTGATGGCGACGACTTCCTCGCCGTCGATCATGACGGAAGCGCTGTTGAAGTCGAAGGCCTTGCCGTTGATGTAGATCTGGCCTGCCATTGGTTAGCCCTCCACCAGCGCCGGGTTCAGATACCCGATGCGCCCCGTCAGGTGCTTGATGTAGGCGTCGCCGACGAGGTTGACGTCGACGTGCCCGTGCCGGGTCGAAAGCAGGTTCTCGTCCCGCTGCATTGCGCAGGTGACCGCCGAACCGTGCCCCTTCTTGATGGACACCTCCTCGGCCGCCGACGTGAACTTGCGGTCGTAGGCGCGAGCGATGCCCTCTTTCACGTAGCCGGTGGTCGAGTCGACCTTCAGCTTCTTGTTCACGGTCAGGGCGAACTGGATGTCCAGCGCCTTGTAGATGGCGTTCATCACCCGCCGGTACTGCACGAGGTCGTAGTCCGATCCCGCCGGCGCCATGATGCGCCCCTGGTTGCAGTAGATGCCCTTGAGCGAGTTGTCTGCGCTGTTCCAGGTGCGCGCCACGCAGAAGCCCAGATCATCGAGCCCTGGCGTCTTGTATTCGTCATGCGACACGGTCAGGAAGCCTGGGAGTTGTCCCGCGTCCTCGATGGAGCCGAGGTCGGTGGACAGGCCAACCTGGCCGATGAGCGACGAGACGCCCCACGCGATGCTGCGGCGCTTGATCTGACCGTCAGCCTGCGTGCATTCGCCGAAGCCGGCGCAAACGAGAATCTTGTCGCTTGTCGTGGTGTAGGCGCTTTGGAGAGCGGTCGCCCACGCGGCGCGGTTC